GCTATGCACCCCATACGTAAGGATATAAAACTTGTGAGGGGCGCACATCAAGACTTTTTGCAGGCTTTAGGTGTGACGAACTATGCAAGCATGACAGAGACGCAAATTAACGCCCAAATTGCAGGAGTGGAATATACCGAAAAGAAATTTGTATCAACAGCGTGGGATGCACAGCGCAATCCTTTTATGCACGGACCTAATTCAAACGGTAGAGAGGTGTACTTGCACATTGACGCGCCCTCAAGTACTAAAGCCGTTATTGGCAATCCAAATCAGACAGAGCTTGTGCTATCCCGTACAACTAAGTACAGGGTAAAGGGCGCGCACTTTGACGGAACAACAGCGTATCCCCGTAACGGCGGTGTTATGCCACGTATAGTAGTGGATATAGAAATAATCGGCTAAGAGGTGATAATAATGAGTGATATAAAGAAGAAAACAAAGGCAAATCCCGGTGAGGAACGCTTTGTAGCAACGGGCAAGAGTGTTACTGTTATCAAAAAGCATCAGCCGAAACAGAAAAGGGGCTAAAGTATGGGAGGTAGAGGCAGCTCAAGCGGTATCACAGCCGCACCTGCACCAGCGGCACAGCCAGCAACAACACCATCCGGCTTTACCCTTGCAGATGTGCAGGCTATGAATGACGATCAACTACACGATTTCCTCATTGATGTGTATAACGTTGATACGCCGGATTTCCTTAATTCACATCACACTCAAAAAATGGTGTATGGTTTGGGGCTGAATGAAACACCTCAAGTGGTATCAGATGCTCAGTTACAACAGATGATAAGTAGTGGAGCAAAGCCGATTTATAGATCTGTTGATGATATTACTTTACCCGGTAATATACGTATGACAGGTACTGATATGCACGATATGCTTAGGAGCGGAGATTTAACGTATCTTGGTAACGGCATATATGGTGACGGTTTGTATTTCAGCGATAGTTTAAGTGGATCTAAGGGGTACGGTAGTACAACAATTCGTGGTGTGTTATCACCAAAAGCAAAAACTATTAGTATGCAACAGTTAAAGTCTGAATATGACAGCTTTATTAAAAGCCATCCACAGACCAGAAAAGCACTTGGCTTTGCTGCGCAACGCGGAGCAAGAATAAACAGTTATAGTCAGTTTGCATTAATACGTGGCTATAACGTTGTAACCTATACTCACTATGATGGGGAAACATATTATAACGTTATTGACCGTAGTGCACTTATAGTGAGTGACAAGAATATGTAAAGGAGCTTTATACCATGAATGAGATTACAAAAAAGTTTTCCAAACTCACAAAGGAACAAAGCAAGGCGCTTGCAGGACAGATGAACAACGCGTATACAAAGGGCGGCAACAGTAAGGCAAGCTCTAATACTAATAAAAAGCCGCCCTCTAAGAAAAAGTAAAGAGGTGTAAATCGTGGGCGATAAAAAGTATAGGCCGCAGAATAAAAACTTGGTGAGCCTTGCGGATCGCCCGGAAGACGAGGCTCGCGCAATTCAATCCGCAGGCGGTAAGGCTTGCGCTGAGGCTCGAAAGAAAAAGCAGGCTATGGCTGATTTGCTATTACTGTATTCGGGCTTGCCTATCAAAGACGGGCGGGTACGCAATAGGCTCAAGCGGCTTGGTGTGCCAGACGAGGAAATGACACAGAAATTGCAGATAGCGGATGCCCTTGTGAAAATGGCTCAGACAGGTAATACACAGGCTATTGCTCTATACCTTGACTCAATCGGTGAATTAGGCGCGGCTAAAGTCGATGATAGGGATAATAACTTGTTTGAAATGATAGAGCAAAGCAGCTCACAGGAGGTGGACATAGATGACATTCCAGAAATTTGGGAAACGACAGAATCTGACGTTGACGTGGTGGAATCGTCCGAATCTGAAACAGTATGACGCAATAATTTGTGATGGCTCAATCAGATCCGGCAAAACATTGTCTATGTCAATAGGATTTGTAAATTGGAGTATGACGCGCTTTAATGGACAGATATTTGCTATATGCGGTAAGACCATAGAGGCGCTGAGGCGTAATGTTATAGCGCACTTGCCTTTATGGCTTGAGGGGATATACACGATTACAGAGCGCCGCACGGAAAACAAACTGATTATATCGGCAGGCGGTCACACTAATACATATTACCTTTTTGGCGGTAAAGACGAAAGTAGTTATGCTCTCATACAAGGTATGACGCTTGCAGGCGTTTACTTTGATGAAGTTGCTCTTATGGCAAGGTCCTTTGTAGAGCAGGCTATGGCACGTTGTTCTGTAATGGGATCTAAGTTTTGGTTTAACTGTAATCCCGAAAATCCCTCACATTGGTTTTACCTTGAGTGGATTTTAAAGCGCAGGCAGAAAAACGCTTTATATCTTCATTTCACAATGGAGGATAATGCAAGTCTTTCTGAGGAAATAAAGAACAGATACGAGAATATGTACACGGGCGTTTTCTATCGGCGTTACATTCTCGGTTTGTGGGTACGCGCAGAGGGGCTCGTATATCCTATGTTCAGCAAGGAAAAGCACGTTATAACGGAAATGCCCGCCTATAACGCGCGGCATCGGTATTTCGTGGCTATTGACTATGGCACAGTAAATCCATTTGCAGCGGGGCTTTATGATTATGATCCGACAGCCCGAACAGCAACAAAGATAAAGGAACTCTATTACAAGGGCGGCAGCGCAAAGCGCGTTGACAATGAACAGTATTACAAGATGCTGAAACAGTTGATAGGTGATTATCCTATCGAAAGTATTATCATAGATCCGTCAGCAGCGGCTATGGTGGAAACAATACTAAAATACGGTGAGTATGATGTTAGAAAAGCAATCAATGATGTGCTTAACGGCATACAGACCGTTACCAAATACTTAAACGCGGGTGTACTGAAATTCCATTCTGATTGTAAATCGACTTTCCGTGAATTTGACTCTTATTCATGGAAAGTCGATACAAGCGTTGATGCGGTTATCAAGGAGAACGATCATGCGATGGACGAGCTGAGGTATTTCTGTTACACAATACTACGCGATGAGTTAATGTTTGACATTTAAGGCGGTGAGAATATGAGTATATTTATGCGCCTGTTTGGGAGGTTGAGAGGTGTGTTTGGTGCTACAACATCTGATATAGGGCGAGAATTTAATGTAAAGCTCATATCAAGCCCACAAATGCAGAACGCCTTGACAGCGTGGGATAACATTTCAAAGGGCAAGCCCTATTGGTTGGACAGCGAGAACGGCATAAAAACCGTTAATATGGCTAAGTTTATCGCTGATACAAGGGCAAAACTTACAACGCTGGATATAGGTATCAGCGTCAGCGGTAACTCAGCAAGGGCGGCATATTTGCAGGAAATAGCGGACGATCTTATAAAGCGCCTCCCCGAAAAAGTGTGTGAAGCTGACAGGCTCGGCGGTATGATGATACGTTGGAACGGTCAGAGCTGGGATTTTGTAATGCCGGGCTATTTCGGTGTTACAGAGGTTGACAGCAACAAAGAGATCATAGGCGCAATATTTGCAGTGCAAGCAGTAGAGGGCAAGAGCACTTATACCCGCCTTGAGTATCACAGATTTGTTGATGTAGAGGGCGAAATGCTTTATCAGGTCACCAACAGGGCATACAGAAACGGTACAGATATAAGCGGTAACACAACGCTTGGTACACCTATACCCTTGACAGAGGTTAAATTGTGGCGGCATTTGCAGCCCGAAACGTTTATCAGAGGTCTTGACAAGCCTCTATTCGCCTATTACCGTATTCCCGGCTCAAACACTATTGATGATACATCCCCGCTTGGTATGTCAATCTTTGCAAACGCCATAACAGAACTGAAAGCTATTGATATAGGTATCAGTCGCAAAGATGATGAGGTAGAGGATAGCAAGCACGTTACCTTTATTGGACAGTCAGTACAAAAGAGTGCTGATAGGCGTAATTTCAAGTTACCGCGCTTTGTTCAGCAGCTAGGTATTGGTATCGAGGATAGTGGTAACAGCTCAATCAAAGAACACGTTGCAACACTTTTGACGGAGCAGAGGTTAAGGGATATAAACTTTAATCTGTCAATGGCAGGCGTAAAGTGCGGCTTTTCTGAGGGCGTTTTCGTGCTTGATGGTCAACGTGGCATGGTGACAGCGACTCAGGTAGAGAGTGATGACCGTGACACTATCCAAACTATAAAAAATGACAGGGACGCATTACAAGTAGCCATTGAGCAGGCTATTGAGGGCGCTGATAAATTAGCTACACTGATGAACTACAGCCCTATCGGTACTTATGAGCTTTCCTTTGCTTTCGGTGATATAACCTATTCCTATGAGGAAGATAAAGCAAACTGGCGCTTATATGCTATGCAAGGGTGGATTCCTAAATGGAGATACTTTGTAAAGTTTGAAAAAATGTCAGAAGAAGATGCAAAAGCTATGATAGCGGAGGCGCAAATGGCGGATATGGAGTTACAGCTATTTCAACAGCAATTATCAAGCGGAAGCGGTGAGGGATAGTGCTGACACCGGACGAAATTGACAAGCTGATAGAAACAATGCAGCCCTTTATTGACGAGCTTAACGAATTTATCACAACAGATATAATCAAGCGGATTATGGCGCGTATCAAGCGTGGTGATCCTTTTAAGCTATCGCAAAGCGATATTTGGCAGATAGAATTACTCAATGAAACAAACGCCCATTTTGAAGCAGTGCAGAAAAAAATTGCAACATGGACAGGCAAAGCTGATAAGGAAATAGCGGCTATCTTTGAGGATGCGGGTATTACAGCGTGGGAGGCTGACAGAAAGATTTATGAGGCAAACGGTAAAAAGACCGTACCTATAAACGAATTGCCCCATATGGTACAGATCATGCAGGACACGATGCAACGCACGTACGGCACATTTCACAACTTTACACGTACAACGGCCCATTCCTCACAGCAGCGTTTTATACGTTTGCTTGACGAGGCACATATGAAAACGATGACTGGTGCAACGTCATATCAAGAGGCGGTGCGTCATGCAGTAAATGAGCTATGCACAACACAGC